CTTCCTTGGAAAGTTTGATTAAATGTGCCAGTACCAGAACCACCAAAGAATTGATCAGGGTTCATAGTTACATCAAAGATATCAATAGCAGGATTTTGTACTCTTTGACCTGTCATAAAATTAGTAGCTGGACGTCTTATAAAACGAGCATCTGTCGCTGTTTGATAAGGGCCATAACCACTTGAATATAATCCGCCAATACCTCTTGTGTTATCTGCCATTAAGCTTGTCCTCTTGCTCTAAGTAATGCTTGCATAGTTGGGTTGTTACCAGCCGCTCCAAGCGCAATATCTCTTTCTACATTCCCTATATTAGCAGACATTTGTTGCGCAGGTCCAGACATAGATATTTGTTCTGGGCTTGGTATAGTTCGTCTTGGTGTTGGCATTGAGATTGGAGTTTCTTCTACAATAGATGTTACTTGTTCTTCTACAAAATCTTTTGCTTTTTTTGTTTTTCCTGGAACATCTAAAGACTCTCCTACTTCAACTACATCTTCCTTTAAAGTATCAACTCCTCCTCCTGTTACATCTGATAAACTTTCTATAATAGCTGTTCTTATAGCAACTCTAGACTTACCCATTTGTGCTAATGTTTTTGGAGGAGTTAAAGCCCATTTTACGTAAGGTTTGCTTTGAACAACTCCGGCAATAGTTAACAACCTAATTAATTTTGAAGCTCCTCTAAGAACTTTTTTAGCTTCACCACTTGCTATGTCAGTACCAAGAGTAGCTGTTTGAAGTCCTGTAGTTCTAACTTTTCTAGCGCCACCCTTTTCTGATACAGTTTCTGCTGTTTCTCCTAATTTTTTTAATCTTTTTGTAACCTCACCTCGAGGTCCACCCCATCCAAATATAACATCTAATTGACCGTCAGTGTAAGCGCCATCACTTTTATCAGTAAGATCGGCTATAAATTTATTAAGTTTACTAAGATCTAAAACACCTTCAACACCTTCCCCAGATACTGATAAATTTGTATTAAGTAAATTTACTAATAACCTGTCTCTAACTTGTCTTTCATAAGCTATTAACTCTGCTTTTTCAGCAGATCCAGAAGGAAGTCTATCTATTTGATTTTTTAATCCTTGAAAATATTCAGCCTGATCGGATCCTGATGCTCTTTTTAAAATATTGAAAGCACCTATTCCGTCCTTTAAGCCTTCTGTTTGTTTTAACATTTTCTTTTGTACTTCAGGTCTTACTTCTCCAATAAATTTTCTTTGATTTTGCAACTCTTCTATAAGTTGTTTTACATCTCTTCCACCAGTGTTTGGCGTAGCTCCAAAAGCTGTTAATGTATTATAATCTAAAACAATATCTTCTGTTCCTGTAGCTTTGTTAAGTTGATTAGCTGCATCTAAAAGATCAGACCCTTGGCCATCAGGAAAGAGCATATCTACTACACTTTTATTTCTTAAATCTTCCTTAATAAAATCTATATCATTTACGCCTGGGGTTTTGTCTAGTTCAGGTAATGCTGATTTATTAGTTCTTGCGTTTTTAATAAATTCAGTAAATTTATTAATACTAACTTTGTCTGTTCCTTTGTCTCTTGCAAAATTTAAAGCTCTTTTTATAAATTCTTTTTGTAAAGATTCTATAGCTCTATTTTCTAGTTCAGGTAAAGTTTCATTAAGACGTCTTTGAAAAATTTTATTATTATCAATTCTATCTTGACGACGTTTTAACACATTATACACATCTCTTTCTGAGGCTAATATAACTTCTCCTGGTGTGTTATTTTTAGTATCTAAGGTTTTAAAAAGTTCGTCTGCTAATGTTTTAGATTCTGTTATAGATTCTGCTGTTGCTCCAGAGCCGAGAACGTTGCCAGGTGTTTCATCAGCAGCAGCTCTAGGCACAAAACTTTCTAGTAAAGTTTTTTCTCCTTCAGTAAATTCTTCTGGATTAATTTTTTTAGACGCTATTTCTTGAATTTCTCCTACAGCATCTTGTGACGATTGAGCTTTTCTTAAACCTGTAAAAAATTTTGCTAAACTATTTGGGTTTGATAATACAGCTTCTGCTATAGCTTCAGGTCCAGAACTTCCTCCTTGTATAGATTTTACATTTTGTCTTATAAATGCATCATCTTGATGAGTCATAAAGTCTTTATAAGACCTTTGTAATGTTTCTACATTATCCATATTGTTAGACATTTTTTTAAGAGATTCTTTTAATTGATCTTTTATTATTTTTCTAGTTTTAGAATCATTTTTAAGTAATTTTGCTGGGTCTATATCAATATCAGTTCCTGCTAATTCATTATTATATTTAGTAATAACATTATCTATCTGAGAATTAAGTGTTTTTAAATTAGACTTAGAAAATTTATCTTGAAAATTTTTAATATCAGCTGATGCCTGCATTATATCTTCATCTAATACTTCACGAAAAAGTTTTGCTGAATTTTTACCATTTAACAAAATTTCTGCATCTGTTGTATTAACCCAGCTTCTTAACACATTTAATTGTTCTAAATCTAAAACCTGAAGATCATCATCCAAAAGACCTCTAAGAACTGATTTACTTTTGGCTTAGCCCTTAAATTTGGAATAACTTTTCTATCAATTGCATCATTTAATGTTGCTACAAATTGTTTAGGTTTAATAAATCTAGGACCTGTTTTTTCTCCATCACCTAGAAGCATAGGTATATTTAAATCTCTATTCAAAGTATTTACAAATATTTCAGTTTGCTCATCATTCAAACCTAAATCTTCACCTATTTTTTTTAAATGATTATTAGAAACACTCATATCTAAATTAATTGCTCTGAATCCATCATCCACTGTTGTGTGAAACGCTTGTTGAATTTTACTTAAATCTTTCAATGCTACAGAGGGGTCATATCCTTGATTAACTTTTCCTAAAACATTATCATATGCAACTGTTAAAAATTCTTGAATGTCTTTTTCAGCCGCTTTAATATACTCATCTCCAACTTTAATTCTTTGATTCTCTACATTTTTTATAAAAGGCCCAAGCTCTTCAAGGTTAACAAAATCTCTTCCATCAAACAGTTGTTCTTGAATTTGATTTCTTAACTGATTAGCATTTTGGTCTATTCTTCCCGGAAAAAGATTTTCTAAAACTTTTACATTGATGCCTAAAATTGGTCTGTTTTGTAAATTTTCAACTGTTACGTCTAATTTATAACCTTCATCTACAAGCTGTTTAGCTTCTTTAGATTTTGCAACTTGTTCTACTGTAGCACCCTTACCGCCCAAAACATCTCCAAAAAAACCTGTGCCTCCTTCAACATTTACTGGACCTCCTTTAATTAATCTTCTAACAGCATTAAACAATGTACCAGCAGCATACTCTCCAGCAAAACCAAAAATACTTTCTATACCAGCTCTTTTTCCAACAGAGAGTGCGTCTTCAGCAGCAATGCCACGCGCTGCTTGTTGTGCTTCATCTGCAAGAGATCCTAACCCAGCTCCAATACCAGAACCAATTGAAGCTACCAACAATGGTGCTGCGACAGGTCCTGTTGCTAACGCTGCAAATGTACCTGCAATAGAGCCTGCTATTGGAAGACCAGCTTCTCCAATAAAATCAGTTACATCAGTCCAGCTTAATGTTTCTTCATCAATAGCAATTCTATTTTTTCCTTCTTTTAAAGGTTTTTGTTCTCCCAAAGATTGATATCCTTCAGGTGTTAAAACAAATCTTCCTCCGCTATCAACGTCCCAAAACTCACCTTGTTTTCCATATTTATTTAAAAACATAGCTTTTTCTTTTGCGGTATTAGCATTAGAAAATTTTAATCTAAATAGTTGATTTTTAACCCCTGTATCATAATCAACATTGGGATCAAAAGGTTTTTCTTTTGGGCCTTCAAATTCTTGAGATTGTTGTTCTGTATCTGTAGGAGTAGATTTTCTAGATTCTATATTACCAAAAAATTTACTTAACTCTGTTTCTTTTGGTTTATATGATTCAGAACCTATATATGATTGTATAGTTTTTAATTCTTGCTCAGTTGGTTGATCACCTTCAATTTCAAAAGGTTGAACTCTTCCATCCTCTAACGTAACATCATATATACCCATAAAATTAACCTATATCTTTAACGGAGATTGGCGCAAGTTTGTTTTTACCTTCTGAGGCATCATTAATTATTTTTAATTGCCTTTCAACTTCATCAGGATATTGAGATTCTAAACTTACTAAAACATTTTGAGCGCCAGTTTTTACATTATTTAATCTTTGTATAATGTTGTTAATTTGGTCTGCCATTTCCGCAGATCCTTTTGTTAAACCAGGGGCGCCTAAAGTCTGTTTTACCATTTCTCTTTCTTGGTTAGAGATAGTTTTTCCACCCTCTTCTAATAAGAATTTTGCTAAACCAAGTGCCATTAAATCTCCAAAATTTTCTTGACTTATTCTTGCGCTTGGATTGTCCATAGTTACACCAAAAATATTTCCTATTTCTTGAGCTGTTTTATTGATAAGACCTTTTAATCCACCAGATTTTTTTGAATACTCTTTAAGTTTATTCATTCCTTGTATGCTGTATTCAATATTACCTAAATAATTATTAGCTGTTGTTAAAGCCATAGCTATACTTTCTGGTACTGGAAGATTTGGTAAACCAAGTTCTGCATTTTTAGGAGTTCTAAGTAAAATATTAATTTTTTCATTGCCTATCGGGGGTAATGGAAGTTGGGTAGTTGATGTATTATATCTTCCATCTCTTGCAGCTATTCTTTCATCTTTTAGTGTTTCAGCCTGTATCTTCATAAGCTCTTTACGCAAATCAGATTGATTTTTACTTGATTGTACAGCTAAAGCTTCCTCGTAAGCAGCTTGTGTTTTATCTAATTCTTGTTGTTTGTTTTCTGCTGCAAATGCTCCACGAGCTAATGAAGCGCCCATTCCACCAATTTGTCCTGGGGCAACCTGTCCATACATTGAAGAAACCTGTCCTGCTCTTTGAGCTTCTGGAGAATAAGATTCATTGCTTCTAATTGCCAACTCTTTATTTTCATTAATTTTTGCTTCATCTCTAATGCCGTTTAAATATTCAGCAAACTCTTCTTCTTCTGTTTTGTTTATGTCGGTTTTTTGTTCTGAAGATGTTTCTAAATCTACTTCTTCAGATGATACGGGATCTTGTTTGATTTTTGCAATACTTTCAACTACTTCATCAACACTTGCTGCATCTTCAATGTTTTTTGCAATTTGATCAGAATTAGATTCTGTTATTTTCATATCTGGTGTCTCTATTCCTAATAATGTAGCAGGATCAGTAACTAATCCATCTTCTGCTATATTACTATTTCTCATTGCTTCTATACCTTCAGGAGAAAGACTTCTTTCATTATCCATTGCCGTAATAACAGGCTGTGCTAAAAGAGGTAAATTTTCACTTTGTATTCTAATTCTTTCAGAAACTCTTTCTTTCATATTTTCTAACTGTTCTCTTCCCTTTGGATTTAGGGCAAAACTTTTATTTTCTAATTTATCATTAATTTCGTTTAAGAGTTTTTTATTTTCCTGTAATTTAATAGCTTCTTGATTTAGGTTATAACCTGGCAAACTTCTTTTTCTGTTAACTGCAAATCTTGGGTCTTCTTTTATACGTCTTAAAAGACTTTTCTTTTTTCCAGCATATGGTCCTTCAGTATAAAAATCTCCAAGATCTGGTCCTAATGGACCTGGCATATTAAATTGTTTAGGTGTTCCTGCAAGCATACTAAAAATTCCTTCACCGTAACCTTTATACATATCAGGAAGAATAAACTGGCCTTCACCAAATCTGTCTTCTAAGGGTAAATTTATATCACTGTCTTTAAATCTATCTGTTACTTTTCCGCCATTTGCAAAACCTTGAACGGGTCCGCCTTTAGAAAAACGTAAAGTTATATTTCCTTTAACTCCAGAGCCAGCGTAAGGATCATCTGTATACGCTTCTAAAGATGCTGGGCCTCTAGAATATTTTAAAGATTTTTTACCAGACTCTTTGTCTTGTATAAGATCAAGAATACCATCTCTAACACCAAATCTAGCTCCTCTAGATTTCTTGTTTGAATAGAGTGGACCAAAGTTAACTCTTTCTTCTTGTAATCTTTTTGCAAGATCTATTAATCTTTCTTGATTTACAGAACCGCCAGACTTCATCATCATAGGTCTATTTTTCCAATTAGGCATTATACAGAACCTCCGCTAAATGGTCCTAATCCTGCAATTCCAGCAGACATTCCATAACTATCACCTTGATTTGGTAAAGGTGTGTTAATTGAGTAAGTGTTATTTGGTAAGCTTCCTGTTACGCCAGACATATATCCCAATAGCTGGAATGGTAATGATTGTTCAGAATAAAGATTAGATTGTCGTGTATCTAATAAATTTTGATTGTAATCTCTTAAAGATTGCCCATATAGCCTTGCTTGATTTAAATCACTTGCATACATATTTTGAGCAGCTTGTCCTAATCCTGTAAAGTCTCCAGCTAAACTACTTAAACCAGTCCCTACCTGACCATATCCTCCAGCTGTATTTGTAACTTGTTGTGCCATGTTTGCATAAGTACTACCAAGACCTGATATACCTTGTGCTGCTACTTGATCAGCTTGACGTTGATTTTGAAAGTTAGTGTTGTATAAATTAGCTAAAGAATTTGCTAAAGTTTCTGATGTGTTATCTTGTATGTTAGCTCTTTCTACAGCGTATCGAGAACCACCTAAAGCACCTCTTGATGCAGCTGATCTAGCCAAATTTGTTAACTGAACAGCTTCTTGTTCTCTTAATCTATCAGTTAATCTATCAGCAACTTCTTCTGTAAAAGGATTTCTATCTCTAAGCCCTTCATAAATAGGTAAGGTACTTTCTACTATATCCATACCTTTTCTAGTACCTAAAATTCCTTCTGTTATAAAAGGTGTTTGTTCTCTTTGTAATGCCCCAGCCTCACCATATAAACTTTTAGCATCTTGTAGATAAGGTTGAAATTGTCCTATACCTGCGCCTGCGGCTTGGTACGCTGATTCTTCTAAACCAGTTAATGGAGCTATATTTCTAGTAACAGCATCTTGACTAAATGGACGACCAATATATTCCATTTCTGGCATTGGATTACCTAAAGAATCTTTTCGTGTTGTGCTGTAAATAATATTACCAGCCTCATCTAGCTTAGGTTGCATACCGCTAACTAAGTTCATAGACTCTTGAACTAAGAAATTTAATAATTCCCTTTTAACAGGATCCATATAAGACTGAGTTGATTGACCTATCTCTGCCATTACATTCTCCTTTCAAGGTTATTCATAAGGTCATACATTTTTTGTGTACCTTTTTCTCTTGAACCGTTGCCCATATTCCTTACGGCTTCAGCAGTCATAACAAACTCACCATCTGATAATCGTGCCGGAATAGAATCGCTAGTACCAGTTCCTGGACCATTAGCTGCACCGCCAGATCGTAAGTCAGCTATGCCTCCAGAAGCATAACGCCTTGCTCTCATGGTTCTTGAAAAACCAGCTCTTGCAGGATCTAATGTTTCTCTTCTAAATTCATTTCTTAATCTTTTATCTCTATCTTCAGCTTCTTGTTGAAAGTCCCTTTTTTTATAATAATCAGGATCTAAAGCTTCTAAAAATAATTGTCCAAATTTTTGTTGAGGATAATTTTCTACTATATCGCTAAAAAAACCTATACCCTCTCCAAACCCTGGTGCTTTCTTAACACCTTGTTGTAAAACAGTTGATTTTCCTGTTTGATTATCAAAAAGAACTCTTTTTCCAGTTTGCGGATCAACTAAAATTGATTTTCCAGATGGAAGTATTTGTTCAGTATATTGTCCTCCCATTGAACTTTGTTGCATAGATGCAATGCCTGTTGCTGGTGCAGAACTACCAAATAATCCAGAAGGGTCAGGATCATAACTTATAACCTCTGCTACTTTATTGCCGCTTGATATTGGAGCTTGGCTAGGTGGTGTATAAGACGCGTTCATAACCGTTCCATAAGGACTTTGATAAGCTTGTCCTGGAGGAGCTGATTGTCCTTGCATTGATCCTAGAGGTTTATTTAATTGTGCTTGTTTTTGATAATCTTCAAAAGTAAATCCTCCAGAAGTTCCTCCAAACAAATTCATGTAGTTGTCAAAATCTTTTTTACTTAAATTTCCACTTGTAAAATTATCTATATATTTTTGTTGTTCAGTCGGATTTAGTTTTAAAAATTGTTGATTTAAACTTTTTGCAGTTGGTCTTTTACTTTTTTCTATACCTTTAGCAGTTCTTCCTAAATTAGTAAGTAAAAAGTTTCTTGCGAAATCATCACTGTTGCCACCAAATAAAGACATGACGCCAGCTGTTCCTAAAGATTTAGCGAGATTTTCAGGATCTATAAATTCTCTTCCGTATGTTCCTATGTCAGTAAATAAATCTGTTATCCAGCTCATGAAATCCTCACGTTATCTGCAATAATGATACAATAACATCTAGTGCTGTTCCTGTACCAGCATTAATTATTAATTTATCACCTGCTTCCAGGTTAATAACTTCTCCGTTTTGAAGAACTCCTTCTTGCGTTGTTGCAGCAACTGAACTCGTATCCCATATACCTGTTGTGTTTGTAGAGCTGTCAAAGACACTTACAGTAGAATTAACAGCACCACTGGTAGTATTATATATATTTACTACTTTAATGATAGCTTGTCCACCAGTTGGACAAACATAAATATCTGTATTACCAGAACTTAAACCACTTTTAACAACATTTAAGTAAGCGCTTGCCATTAATTAATAAACCAAGAAAAACTTTCAGATGATTCTCTTGCCTCCGTAGGTGTTTGTATGCTGTTAAAAATTCTTTGAATATCACCAACTAGCCTACGAAAATAAGATTGTTCGTATTCATTTCCCGGTAATGATAGTGTGGTTTTAGTAAGAACTTGTTCAGGTACTTGTGTCATCTTCTACCATCCGCTCTCATATCTAAACGTATTCCGCCAAGTCTCCACTGTTGTCCTAGTGTATTTGTTTCAAACTTAAAGATAGCTTGTCTACTCCTTATACGTGAATATAATTCTTGGCTTCCAGTATCTCCAGTATTAGAAGCGTTTGTTTGAAAAGTAAATGTTTGGTCTGTTGTTGGTTGATTTAAACTTGAACCAAAATCTCTCACCTTTACGGTCAAATCTAAAGACTGGGTAGCGTTTGTTCCATAAAAATATACATCGGGTAAAATACGCCTTATAAACATTATTTGATTACCAGATCCTATATCGACATCACTTGATTCTATGTAAGCTACCATAGGTGATCCGTCATCATCATCGCCTGTTTCTTGATTGTATAAGAAATAATTAGTACCAGCAGCAATTGGATTAGTGACTGATGTTCCTACGTCATCCCAAGCTGTTCTGTTTAAAGTTCCTACAACCCAAGTATTGTCAACATAATTAAACGTAACATAACGATCTACTTCAGTAGAATTAGCACTTGGATAATACCAAGAAACTTCATTAAAGTTTTCATTACGACCAGCAAATATTTTGTAGCGTTGTGATATGTTAATATCATCAAAAACATAATTTCTTACAGTACATGGAAGCGTACGAACACTGCCGTCATACACATAAAAGTTTTCATTATCAGCAAAGTAAATAACATTGTTAGCATTAACAGCAGCATTAGGACTAATAATAGAGGTACCCTCAGCCATTAAACTAAAACTAAACACAAAATTAGTACCAGTATAGGACATGGCATACAAAGAAGTATCGGTCCAAATAATAATTTCTTGCCTTGTTTTTATTGCTCCAATAATTTTACTGCCAGAAGACAATCTATAATCACCAGCGGAATTGCCGTTAAGCACTTCCCATGTAGATGGATCTTCTGTGTCAGACCATCTAATTAACATAGGGTCTTGTGTTGTTGAACCAGCTGAATTAGCTCCTAAACAAACAACATGTTTTCCTAATTCACTTACAAGAACTTGTGTAGCAACAGTAGGCGCTTGAGAATCGGCACCTGGAATAGTAGATAAAGGTATTGCTCTTGATGTTACATTGGTTGACTTATCCCAATAATAAACGCCACCGTTTTGTACATTGAAAACTAAATCTTCACCAAAATTATCTTTACCCCATAAACGTAATTGTTGACCGTCCGTTAATGATGTTGCAGCATCACCCCATCCAATAAAAGTATCAGATTGTTGAATAGCTGTGCTTGCATTGTGTGAAGTAGCTGTAGTTCCAGATTGACCTCGTGTACATCCTGTAAAACTTGTAGCTGTTTTTCCTGTGTAAGTTACTATCTCTTGTCCAATTAATATAGTTCCATTTGCTGTAAAACCAGTTGTAGACGATGCATTAATTGTAGTTGCAGAGTTAGAAGTAGTTCCTGTAGAAACTGTTGTAGCAACACCAATCTGTGTACCACCCCAGTAACCAGCGCCAAAACCTACGCCAGCAGTATAATCTGTTGATCCTGTGTTTATTTGATACGTTGCCGTAACTGTTCCACCACCGGGACCAGCGTTAGATGTAGCTGCATTAGCAACGTTAATAGTATAATTATCATTGTCAATTACTGTTACGATTTGCTGTTCTTTATTAAAGTCAGCAGCAGCTATACCACCGACAGCA